CGATCGTCTCAGATAGACGGCCACGGATATGCTCGGCCTGTTCCGCGCCAACCAAGGAAATCACGCCGATGCTTCGCTCGCGCGAAAGGCGACGCTCCAGTTGATAGAAGGTCCGCTCGCGGACCAACTCGCCGAACAATTGGCGGGAGCGTTTGTCGGCCGCCTCGCGCTCACTTGCTAAAGCGGTCAGCCGTTCGCGCATATCGATCCGCGCAAGGGCGGCGTCCGCGGCCGCATGATCCCACGCGTCGCGCCAAGAGGCCGAGCATCGCGGATCGTCAGGGACCGCCGGCTCACTCGCCAGCATCGTCGCCCAGTTCGGAGCGCCCGCCTTGGAGATTGCCGCCGTTACGCGTAAGATGGCCGCAAAATCGCTTGAAAGTTCCTTGAGGCGGCCGAAGCGTTTGAGCAAGCCGGACCAGACCTGCGATACCTTGTCGCTTGCGACAACTGGCCTGCCGAGAACCTGCTCGAAAAGCTGGCGGGCAAGAGTTGAGGTGCGGTCATCTCCTCCAAACTTGGCTAAAGTCTGCTGGCGGTAAAGTTCAGCGCTCGCCAGGCGAATGCTCGCCGCGGCAGCGCGTATCTGCTCAGCAACCGCTTCGCAAAGACCTAGATCATTTGCTACGCGCGCGAGCGTCACTTCGTCGGATGTAAGCGAACTCAACGCGCCAGCATTGGAGCGGGCTGCCTGACAAGCCTTGAGCGTGGTGCGGGCGAGCTCGATTGATGTCTTGGCCTCGACATGCCGGGGACAGCCGACTTCCGCGGCGAACTCATCCCACTGGGCCCGCATGTCACGCTGCCGTTGCAGGTTGGCAATGACCGCCTTGACGTGCTGCCAGATGGCGGCGTCGGTGTCTTTAACAGGACCGCCATTCACGCGTATGCTAGAGACGAGGGTTTTTGCCTCGCCCTTGCCGATGGCGACGATCGACCAAAGCCGTTGTCCCGCCGCCGCGCGCTCGATGGCGTTCCTTGCATCAAAATTATCGAGGAGCCCCTCTGGGACCGTAACGGCGCGACGCATCAGCTGCGCACGCTCCGTATCGGCCGCGGCCATCTCCGCAAGAAGTTCGTGTAACCTGGCGTACCAAGCGTTTGCCGGGTCGAGAAGCGCGGCGCGCCGGAAGGGGTCTAACCAAGGTGATGCTTCGCTCGCCTGAAAAGCTTGCTTGAGACTATCGAGCAGATGCGCGACGGCGAGGGCGCTGGTCACGCCTTGTCGGGCGACGCGCAGATTGCGAACAGGGCCCTGGGCGGCGGCTTGCTTATGCTCTGTCGCTGCAATGATATCATCATGCCAACCTACGACATCGTTGGCCGCTGGAAGATCCTGCGGTGAAGGGAGCTTCGCATGCAAATGATCAATAAGATCGCCGCAGCGCGAACGTGCGGCGAAAAGTTCGCTCAAGAGGCGTTCTTCAAGTGACGTCTCCGAGGAAAAGCGATGCGGGCGATCCTTGAACCACACAAACGCGTCGCGTTCCGCCACGATCCGTTTAGCGACCTCGGCCGGCGTCTCCCCGCGCGGTCCGATCTTAGTCAGATGAGCGGTGGCCATCTTATCAAGTTCAAAATCGATGGCCGCGATGCGCTGGCGTAGCCCATCGAGCTCGGCTTCGATGCGACTGATGACGGCCCGCCGGTTTTGCGGCTGGGAGCCTTCCACCACGCCCTGAATTTCGCGGATAGCGCTCTCAACCTGTCGTAGCCCCTCGCGCTCGCTCGAAAGCACGGAGATGGCTAGCGGTTGAACTTCGGCCGGCAGCTGGTTTTTGAGGACCGAGAGAGCGGCTTCGCCTCGGGAAACCACAAGGACTCGTTGGCCGGTCGCCATGGCATGACAAATTAAATTGGCGATGGTGTGTGTCTTGCCCGTGCCGGGAGGACCCTGGACAACTAGCCCATCCGCGTTGTTGAGACGGCGAATGATTTCGAGTTGGTCATCATTGAACGGTTTTGGGAAAAAGACGTCTAAGTGATCCGCCGGTTGCGGCGCAAGAGGCGTCAGGTCCGCGCCTGATGCACCTATCCGCTCACTCAGCGGTCGCCAGCCATCCCCCGCGATTTCCTTAGTCGGCTCTGTCACCAGCCGTTCCGGAAGACCAACGATATCTTCCTTCTCGGACTCGGCCGCATTGCGCAGCCTGTCGATGTCTTGCAGGACGACATGCTGAGAGCGCGGCCGCGCGAACAGCACCCATCGGTCGCTAACGGTAAGACGCGCTGGGTTAGCGTCCGAAGAGGAAACGCTCTCGCTTTCAGGAACGTAGCTTCCGTCACGGTCAAGCCGCACGCCTGCTGCCGACAAAACGGGCTCGAAACTATCGCGCGCGAATGGCGAGACGCCTTCATTCTCACCCGCACGCTGTATCTCGCGGCGCATCAGGTCGGCTAGGCTCGCAAGGCCTGTACATCCAAGCTCTTCATAAGGCTTGAGATCGAATTGGGCATCGCTGCCCGCCGGCCGCACGCGGATCAAACCGCCGCGCTTATCATCAAGCTCAATTTCAACGCGGCGTTCGAGCAGCGGACGATCGATGATCCGTCCTTCCTTATGCCAATCGACCGTGCCGATGCCCCAGATCACCTCGATCGAACTCTCGGTGCCACCGATTTCCAGTAGCTGGAACACTTTGTAAAAAGCTTGATAGAGCGAGATCGTGCGCCGTCGCGGCGTCTCAACCGTGGACCATTCCGACCACGGTCCCGCGATCCATTGATTGATTTGCTCGGCCAATTCCGGCCGATCTTCCAGCCGCAATCGCAGATCATATTGTGGGGGCGTGGCCTCGGCCTCGCCACGCTTGCGCGGAGCTTCAAGGATATCATCGGCGCGCACATCGCCCGCGGCGAGCGCAGCGTCTTTCTCCGCCGCGGAGACGGTGACGAGCCGCTCGAGGCGAACCTCGGGCGCTTTTGCGGGATCGCCAGACACGACGATCCAATCCGCGATGACGTCAGGCCGAGCCGGCGGCTCCTTCCTGGTGAGCCGCTCTAATTCAAGCCAAATGGGCCCGTCATCGTCATTATGGTCGTGGCGAATGCCCGGCAGATTTCGGGTGTCGGTTTGGCGTATCGTGAAGCTGGTCCCGTCGGGCAGACGATACTCAGAAAGCCGAAACGATACGCGCTCATCGAGCCGTACAACCTGTTCTACATAGTCCAACAGACCAATGAGCTTCTGACGAACGTCGGCCAAAGCAAATCCCCCCGGAACGCCGCTCGGACATCATCACAGCGCGCAACGCGACGCAATGCAACCAAACCCATAATGGGCCATCCTTTAGGGTAACAACTGTCTGACCGACAAACGAAAAATTGGTTCCCGTAGGGTTTTCGGCCGGCGAACTCGAATGGGCGCTGCCCGCCACAGCTGCCGCCATGTGCAACCCAAATTCGCAAAATGATGGCATCGATCACGCAAGTCCATCGAGTTGCTGTTGTCGCCGATGTTCAAGTCCCGTGGCGAGGACGGGCTTGAAAATCGCTTCCTTTTTGGATCCCCAGCGGCGCAACATTGGGAGCGCCGTTTCAGCACCTTTGCCTTCTTCCGACGCCGACTTCCTGTGCGCGCTGCGTTCCTTGTCAGGAGCGTTGGGCCCGCCCGTCTGAGATTAATGGCGATGTAAGGCAGTTGCGCTCGTTCATCACCGCGAATGACGGCGATGCTCACACGCCGCCAATGTCCGAGGACATTGTCCCCGCGAGAGGCGGATCACGAATGGCTCTCGCTGCTCGGCCCGAAATTGGCGTCAACGGACGACTCGACCTGTCGCTAAATAAGGGCGCTTGAATACTTTTATGGCGCTCGATCCTTCCGAACGGTTCCTTGGCGACATTCCATAACATTCGATGGACGGATCCGATGCGTTGATCAGGAAAGGGCCATTCTCACTTCAGGAACAGCGCTTCCTGCTTGTCCCATTCGATCGGGAAAGGCTTTAGCAGCTCGGCAAGCTCCAGCTCCTCGCGTTGCCGGCCGGACAAGATCGCCTCGGTGATCTTCGGAGACAGAAGCGTCAGCCTCAGGACGCGGCCAAGATAGGCCTCGTTGATCTTCTCCGCCTTGGCGAGATCCCGCAGGCTGGCAAACAGCTTTGACTCGAGCATCCGCCGCCAACGATGAGCGCGGGCCAGCGCCTTGAGGATCGTGTTATCGACGCGGGCCGGAGGCGGCGACCAGGGCGCTGCGTCCGCTGGCGTGATCACCTTTTTGCGGCCGCCGGTCCGTCGCATCGAGATCGGGATGCTGATCATCATCGTTCGGCCGTCGCGGCTCAGCTTTGGCCGGCCGACTTCCCCGACAGAGATGGTGATCGGTTTCATCATTCGGCGGCCTGCTGGAATTCGGCCGGTGCGCACAGCTCATTGTGGAGTGAGGTCAAACCTTCAATCTTCAAAGTGATATCGAGACGGTCATGATGGACATCGACCCGCTCGACCAAGAGCTCGACGATGCGCGATTGTTCCGCGGGAAAAAGCTCGTCCCAGAGTTCTTCGAACTCGTTCAAGGCTGATCGGACTTCGGCTTCCGAGACCTCGCGGCCGAGCTTCCGAGCCGCGCGCCAAGTTTGAACAATGACTTCAGGCGTTCGAATGAGGTGGCGTACCTGGTCCAGGACGATGCGCTCGATCTCGGCTGCAGGCACGAGCCGCACAGGGCAATCGAGGCTGCCGCCGCGCTTCATCGCTGTTTGACTGATGTAATAGCGGTAGAGCTTGCCCGACCTGCGGGTATGGGTTGGAGACATGGCGGCGCCGTCGGGCCCGAAAAGCAGCCCTTTGAGTGGAGCGGGTGTCTGCGCCCTGGCGCGACCTGCCCGCTTCCGAGGGCTCTCTTTGAGGGTGGCATGCACCTTGTCCCAAAGATCCCGATCGATGATCGGCTCGTGCTCGCCGGGATAGGATATTCCCTTGTGCACCGCTTCGCCAATGTAAACGCGGTTATTCAGGAGCTTGTAAAGGACGCCCTTGTCCAGCACATGGCCATAACGATTGGTTGCTCGGGCAGCAACGAGTTCTCGGGCCAGGAGAGTGGCGGACTTCAGCTGGACAAACCGCCGGAAGATAGCTCGCACGCGCTCGGCATCTTCCTCGTGAATAATGAGTTTGCGATCCCGCACCTCGTAACCTAGCGGCGTCCAGCCGCCCATCCATTTGCCACGCTTGCGGGAGGCGGCAACTTTGTCGCGAATGCGCTCGCCGATCAACTCGCGCTCGAACTGAGCAAAGGTCACCAAGATGTTCAGCGCCATACGGCCCATGGCATCCTTGGTGTTGAAGGATTGGGTCACGGAGACAAAGGTGACGCCGTGGCGCTCGAACAGCTCGACCAGGTTTAGGAAGTCGAGCATGGAACGGGAAAGCCGATCAATCTTGTAAACGATGATCACGTCGATCTTGCCGGCCTTCACGTCAGCCAGGAGCCGCTTGAGGGCAGGGCGCTCAAGGGTGCCCCCGGAAAAGCCGCCGTCATCGTAGCGGTCGGCCAGGAAAGTCCAGCCCTCGGCCTTTTGGCTAGCTATGTAGGATTCACAGGACTCCCGCTGCGCGTCCAGCGAGTTGAAGTCCATGTCCAGGCCTTCCTCGCTGGATTTGCGGGTATAGACAGCGCATCGGATTTTACGAGCGGATGGCCTTGTGACTGCTTCCAGCGTCTTTAAACTGGCCGTCCGTTGCGACAAGCGGTGAAGGGCTGGGCGTTGAGTCATTTTCGCCCTTGCGCGCTATTCTTCAGGCCAAAGAAAACCCAGCCGTTCCACTTGGTGCCCGTGATTTCCCGGGCGATGGAGGACAGGGATTTGTAGGGGCGGCCGAGGTATTCAAAGTCGTTGCCCCGAACCGTGACGCAATGCTCTACGCCCTGCCATTCGCGGATCAACTTCGTTCCGACGACCGGCCGAAGGGCCGGCCTTGCCTTGCGCTCTACCGGATCCTGGGTGGCGTACTGTTTGGCCATTGCTTTCAGCCGGTCCAAGCTGTCCCGGCTCAATCCGCCGTAGGCTAGCTCTTGGATGCGGTACGCCAATCGGCTTTCGAGGAAGCGGCGGTTGTACGGGGGCGGGTCAGTGTCAAAAAGCTCGCGCCAGCGGGCTTTCAGAACATCGGCAGGGGCGCCCTTTAGGGCCGCCAACTGCGATAAAACGGGAGCTTTCACGGGGCGATGTCCTTACTCTTCCTGCCAACATCACCCCCGCCGTTCCCCTCACAGTCGAGTGGAGTTTTCGCCTCACCCGGTAAAAATCGACTGGACTTCCGCTCCAAAACACGCAGGAGCCCGGCCGCCAAGATCGAGGCGATTTGCGAAGGTTGATCGTCTGGACAGTCGAGCAGCATGCGTCATTGATCAGCCCCGCCATGCCGCCTGTCCAATGTTTTCACATGAAACGGTAATTCGGCGCACATAGCCGTAGCAGGCAGTAGAAGTATTGGGAGTTCCACAAGCCGATGCGACAATGTGAATCGAATTCTGATTCGGTCCTGACCAGCGAGACCGCCAATGAACCTCATCGCGAGTAATTCTTCGTCGGAAATGACAATCTGGGGCGGCTGGACGATCATAGAGGCAATTGCCCGGACATCGACAAGGGGAGCATCGCTCGATTCCAAACGAGCCGAACTTTGGGCAAATCTCAGAGATGGCAAGCTGGTTGCGATTGGATGGACGAGAACTTCGACCGGACAGGCCGAGCCCATCGATCCGATGCTGTTTGGTGACGTTGGCTGGTCTGAGGAAAGGCCTGATGTTCTGATCGTAACCGACGATCAAACATCAATCGACATATACAATCCGAGAATATTCCCTGCTCTGCACGCGCCGAACGCCATCGATCTGCTGCACGAGAAAGCTTTGGCCGATGTGTTCATGAACTTTGTTTTGCGCGATCCTGAGCTGGTCATGTTGAGCGGGTTATGCACAAGGGCCGATCGAATAAGTCCAGCAGACTTCTCGTCGGGGCATGCACCGGGACCATTTGTGGATTTTCATTGGCCGCTGGACCTCAACGCGGACGAGATGGCGTATCAATTTGTTGACTCGCCTCTTCACATCATCGGTGATCCGCTCCCGACGGCTTCACCGCTTGTCGTCGAGATTTCCGAAGTCATTTGTCGGCGCATTGGAGCTCTCATAGCTCTGCTAGTGGAAGGCAAATTACAGGGTTGGGGAACATTTGAACAAACAGGCTTTGAAGGCCAGATTGCTCGCTTGCAATGGAGTCGAGGCGGAATCTTCTTGCATTCCCAAAATGGAGACCTTTGCGAAAAGGTAGGAACGAGCACGACGCCGAAATATACCGGGATCATGCTGCGTCGAGCGCAGACTGTTGAACCGACGCATCCCCAACTAATGGATGCGAATCAAAGCGTCGCGCCCAGCAAGTCAGAGGCTAGATTTCAGACGGTTGAACGAGCGAAAGCCGAATGTATCGAGCTCTTTTGTGGGCTGATGCGAGCTAGTCTCAAAGAGAGAACTCATTCAAAGGACGGCTTGCGAAGGTTGGCGCGCAAGCAATGGCCGCCGGAGAAGTTGACCGATAATGCGATTGATGATGCCAGGAGAGAGGCAATCAGAATCACTGGGGCAGTAGCCTGGCGCTACTCTGGCGCTCCAAAACGGGTGGTATCCTCCTAATCATCGAACCCGAAATCGATGGACCAATTAATCGTGGCATAGTTTTCAGAGCATTCGGCAGTAGCCAATCTCACCGCATCGCAATCGGTGCGGGAATTGAGATGAAGCCTGGCAACAATGATCTCGACGCTCTCCTGAAGGAAGAGCTCGTAGCGAACCAACTGAACGTTTCAGTCCGCACGCTGCAGTCCTGGCGTCTACGTCGCGCCGGACCGCCTTTCGTTCAGATCGGACGCGCCGTTCGATATCGCCGGCGCGACCTTCTCGATTGGATCGAAGCAAACACCGTGGGTTCCTTTTGCACGAAAGGAACCCGGTGATGAGTTGGGCTGCCATTAAGTGGGCTCGCAAGCAGCGAACGGGCTCTGCAAGCGCAAAGGCCGTGCTCATTTGCTTGGCGCATCACGCGGACGAGAAGGGCTATTGCTGGCCTGCCCAGGAAACAATGGCTGCGGAGATCGAATGCTCCGTTGATTCCGTTCAGCGGGCTCTCAAGAAGCTCGAGTCTAGGTTTATCCGGCGGATCAAACGAAAATCCTCCGACGGGCGTCGGATTTCGGATGCGTACCAACTGCACCTTGATCGCGGTCCCTACATTGAACCTTGCGGCCCGGCTCCCTGCGGTCTGGAGAAGGATGGTGAGTTGGCCGCAGAGAACCCCTCTGCCGAACCGCAGATCGATGGCTCACCGGGCAGCACCGTGCGGCCCAAATACTTAGAAGAAAATATTCAAGAATCTTCTTGCCGCATTTTGCACAGCACGGCGGGTGGCGCACGTCTCGAAAAGAGGCTTGGCAAAGGGGTCTTTGATGCTTGGTTCGCAAACGTGGCCTTCGTGGAAGAGCGAAATCAAGTCCTGATACTGGAAGCGGACAATCGCTTCGTAGCGGACCGGATCGAGCAACAGTTCGATCACAAGATCCTGGAATGCTTTCGACCGGAATACGAGCATTCAGCTCGCGTAAGGGTTCGTGTTCGCAAAAAAACTGATCTCAAGGGGGGTACTCAAAAGTCTGGCTAATCGGCTCCGGACCGGCGTCCTAGTGGCGCATTTTTTTCCGCGAAATTCCTGAAATTATTTTTTTGTTGGTACCGGAAGCCTGAGTTCAAAAATGGTCGCGAAATTCGGGAAGGGGGGCCGTCGGGGCCGTCGAGTGATGAGCAGGACAGTGACTGAACAGAATGAGGATGTTTCGAGCGATAGGCCACGCCTTCAGGTCGAATATTGGCCTCTTGATCGTTTGATCCCCTATGCGCGCAATGCGCGGACCCATAGCGAGGCCCAGGTTGCTGAGATCGCCGGCAGCATTCGGGCGTTTGGCTTCTCGAATCCAATCCTCGTCAGCGACGCCGGAGACATTGTCGCTGGTCACGGACGACTGGCTGCAGCGCGCAAACTCGGGCTGGCCGAGGCGCCTGTGGTTGTATTGCGCAATCTGACTGAGTTTGAGCGCAGGCAGCTGGTGCTTGCAGACAACAGGATCGCCCTGAACGCCGGCTGGGATAAGGAAATGCTCGGCCTTGAACTCGCTGATCTCTCAGGCATGGGCGCCGATCTTTCCGCGCTGGGATTTACAGCCAAGGAATTGTCGGCCGCCCTTTCGCGGATAGAGCCCGGTCTGACCGACGAAGATAATATCCCAGAGGTGGCGGAGGTCGCCGTATCGCAAACTGGCGATGTCTGGCAACTCGGACCTCATCGGGTGGCCTGCGGCGACAGCAGGGATGCAAACCTGGTAAAGGCATTATTTACAGGCACCGTGCCGCAGCTGATGGTTACGGACCCACCCTATGGCGTCGAATACGACCCCGAATGGCGCCATCGCCGCGGCGTCAACAATTCGGCGCGAAAAGGCAAGATCCGCAACGACGAGATCGCGGATTGGACCCCGACTTGGGACCTGTTTCCTGGCGAGATTGCGTATGTCTGGCATGGGGCTCTCCGCTCGACCATCGTTGCCGATAGCCTCGCAAAGAGCCGCTTCACGATCCGGGCGCAGATCATATGGGCCAAGGAGCGGCTCGTGATGAGCCAGGGTGATTATCACTGGCAACACGAGCCATGCTGGTACGCGGTTCGCAAGAAGGGCAATTGGACGGGCGACCGCAAGCAGACCACTCTATGGACTATCGGAAGCGGCGGGCAGGATGCCGAAACCAAACATGCGACCCAAAAGCCGGTCGAGTGCATGCGCCGGCCTATTCTGAACAACTCCAGTCCCGGACAAGCGATCTACGAACCATTCCTCGGCAGCGGCACAACGCTGATCGCGGCCCAGTCCTGCGGGAGGGTCTGCTTTGGCATCGAGATCGATCCGCTTTTCGTAGACCTAGCGCTTCGCAGATGGCAGCTCTTCACCGGCGAGAAAGCCAAACGCGCTAGCGACGGCGTTCTCTTCGACGCGCTTCTGCCCGAAGCCAAGCCGGTCGAGGAGGTTTTGTGATGCGCGGTCGTCGTCCGAAGCCAACGAGGATGAAGGCATTAACCGGCAATCCTGGAAAGCGTCCTCTCAACGCGCACGAGCCGAGGCCCGAACCAGCGGCTCCGGATTGTCCACCGGAGCTCAGCCCGCTCGCAAGGCAAGAATGGATGCGCCTTACTGCAGAGCTCGCAAAGCTGAACCTGATCACTCATCTCGATCGCGGCGCACTTGCGACCTATTGCGGTGCCTACGCGCTGTGGGCGGAGGCGATGGAGCAGATCCAGAAGTTTGGTACCATGGTGAAATCTCCGACAGGCTATCCGATCCAGTCGCCGTATCTCTCGATTGCCAACAGGCAAGCAGAACTCATGATGCGCGTTGCGTCCGAGTTTGGCTTTACACCCGCAAGCCGCAGCCGGATATCCGCTCCGCCACCAGATCAGCTGCCGCTGCTAGAACTCGCGGCTGATGAGTATGAGGATGATGCCGCCGAGGGGGGTAGTCAAAACTCTAGCGATTGATCTCAGAGGACCGGTGTCCCTGGTTCACGCGCAAAATCTCAAAATTAAATACAAAAAACCACCAAGCAGGGGTCAACAGCCTTCGCTGCCTCAGTTTGCCGAGGGCCATGAACGCGTATGGCTGAGCGCACCACGAACGTCGGCTTTAGAGAGCAAAGCCGACGTGCTCGGCCTCGGCGGTCGCGTGCCAGTTTGACCCAAAAATTGACATTGGCGTGCGCGCTAATCTCGCTGGCGGAACTTATTGACGACCTGGAGTGTTGCTCCGGAAGCCTCTGGCGCTGCCGGCCTTCCCAACCGCCGTTAGTTTGGGTGGAGGAAAATATGCTGAGAGCTGCGTGCGGCAAACAGATTTGGTTGGTGCTCGCTGGGATCCTAGCGGGCGCACTCGTAGTGCTGGCGTTCGCGGACGCAGCGCAAGCGGGCCGTGGTGGGGGCGGTGGCGGCGGTGGTTTCCACGGAGGCGGCGGTGGTTTCCACGGAGGTGGCGGCGGTTTCCACGGTGGTGGCGGCGGTTTCCACGGTGGCGGTGGCGGTTTCCATGGTGGCGGCGGCGGTTTCCATGGTGGCGGCGGTTTCCACGGTGGCGGTGGCTTTCATTCCGCCGGTGGCTTTCGTGGTGGCGGCTTTCATTCCTTCCACGCTGGGCCGGGCGGGGGATACCGCTACAGCGCACACGGCTTCCAATCCCATGCCGCCCATAGCTACGCCGGTGGCGGTGCGCGCTCCGGCTATCATGGTCGGTCTGGCATTTCGCACGGCTTCGTCGCAGGCAACCGCGCCGTCTCGAACCGCGTGACGCAGCGCAACGCCAATGCGGTAGGGCATGCGCTGTCCTCA